GAGAATAATTTTCTTCAAGTCAACCGCTTGAACTGTAAAAGGTTTTGTCTGTGGGGTGCGCCCAAGGACAATTAAATTGACCAAGGTAGCATAGAACTTACCTTTCACTACATTAACTCTAAACACACAAACAGCCGTCTGGTCGCTAATACGACCCACGTCTACTGATATTAAGTAGAATTGCTCTGATTCGGGTCTACTAATTGCGTGCGTTTCTGGGTTCTTTATTTTCCTATACTTTGTAAGCCTATCATAAGAGAACCAAGCATCTTCGCTAGACCCTTGCCACAACGACAGATATTCTGTTGCAAATGATTCTGCATTATATGATGGACTCATTTTTAATTTGTTAATGTACTGCTTATCAATGAGTCCATGCATTGCCGGCAAGCGCCAATCGCATCCAAACATAAAAGAATGTTTGGGGTCTATAATTGCGTTTTCAAAAGTATCAATTAAACGCTCATAGGCGAATGAGGTCTTGCTACCAGCAGATGTTGTAGCAATAATTTGTTGATTTGGCTCATTATCATTGACAGTGTTGTTTGGAAGACGACGAGATACGTTTACGAGTGGAATTACTACCGAGTTGATAGCTTCTTCATCTCCATCTCTAATCTCATCAATCTCTCCACCGTGCCGGCGCCCTCCACGTGCAGCGTCTCCGGCAAGCACTACATCAAAAATTGAGCCATTTCTAAATTTTAATGTCACATAGTCTTTACCAAAGTTTCCTGGGTAGTCGCTTAACTCCCACCCAATTATTTCCTTTTTGAGTAAAGGCCAATGGTCATATATCTCATAAATTTTTTCTTTTGTGATTTGTGCGGCCTGTTGTTTAGTATTCGCACACATGAATACTTTGCGCCCAGGTATGAACACACATTGTAGAAAGAGTGCTAATATAGTAATGAATGATTTGGAAAACGCACGTGGCGCGGTGATGAAGACATCCTTGAAACGCATGAGCGCGCGCAGTGTGAATCGTTGATAGAAAAAAAGACTAAATTCAGAATCAGCAGGTTTAATTATATCAAGATAGTAATCTGGATAGGCAGTAAACAAATTAACCCATTTACATAATTCGTCATAGTGTCTTTCCAAGTATTCCGTAGTAATAACCGCGCCTTTCTCTAATTCTATGCCCTCGCGCTCTGCTCGTTCGACGAATGTGTTAGGAGTGAGTTCTTGACGAGTAGACAATATCACCTTTCTTCGTTTTTCTTGCATTACTCATCCTCCAAATCAGCCTCAAACTCATCATCACTAAATAACCGTTCAAATCCTTCATTCTCATAGTTATCATAGTCATCTTCCATTTCATTCAAGTCATAATATGTCTCTAACTCGGCCGCAGTTTTCAATGCACGTATACGTTGTGTAATCTCATCACCAATACCACTTTCATTTGTATATAAGCGCTGATTCCAACTTTGTATGTTCTTTATAGTCTCATCAACTACATCTCTCGTTTCCCCATCATAGAACCTATTAACAAACCCCCGTTTTTCGAGCCAGCGGCACAATTCGCCCATCGACTCAAAATCACTAGCGTTCTTTACATTCTTCGGAGTAAACTCACCAGTTTTTACCAGCTTATCATAGGAAGCAAGTAACTTATCAAAATCAGCACCTTCTCTAATTCTACAATCTATCTCATAGGAAATCTTGCAAATCTTCAAAGCCTGGTCACCTTGCAGCGCGCCATTGATATTTTGAGTAAGTATCAACCCATCATAAAGATTCTCCAAATAGGTTAATGCTTCATCATCATAGTTATAACCCCATTTCTCTAATAGCTTCCTACGTTTGTCGTCTGCGAGTCCAGGTACGACATCGTCGAGTGCGCCGGCAGCATCCAACTCTTCATAAGCTTCTTGATACGACTTCCAATCTATATTCTCATACTCATCCGCAAAGTATATCAAGTTATATGATTTTAATAGCTCGGGCGCAGAGTGCGTATGTCGAAACTCTTCAAACTTATCCATCTCAAAAGGAATATCCAGATACTGACATATCTTATCCATCACATTCCAGTCAAATCCAGATTCCTCTAACTTATCCCCCAAGCAATCTACACAAATATCTACATATCCCGTAGGATACATAAATGATTTCGTTCTCAAATAAGAAAAAGAATCCTTCATCTGGCCGCAGCATACACATTTCTTTGAACTAAAATCTATATCAAAATGTGGATTTACAGCCATATCAATTCTCCTTTTTCGATTTGGTTGCTGCGTATACAAGTTTTCCCAAGTTGCGCCGTCTCACTCGATTCATATCACCGACCGCATCACAAACATCGCTCCATATCTCATAGAAATCTCTAGCTGGCGGCAACGTGTTCTCATCTTCATTCGCTTGGCCGCATTCTACGTCTTCGTATACGTCAACCCCTATAATTTTACAAATTCCTAAAAATTCAATTGGTTCCAATTTCAAAATCTCCTCAACTAAACTTTCAGGACTATTTTTACTTCTCACTCGATGTCCTCCTTCTTTCTTTTCCTTGCTTCTCTTTCGCATCTCTTACATCGACTTTGAAATCCATCTTTACTTCTTGTCTTTTTAACCCAATTCCTACCATCTAACAGCAAAATACGTCCACAATCAGTGCATTGTTTAAAGTTTTCTTTAAAGAAACAATTTTCAATTGTATCTTGGTGTAATTTTACCGCTTCATTTATCTTCACAATAATCTTTTGTTTAAAAATTGTTGAAATGTAATTTGCTGTATAACTCTTCCCATATTTCTTATTTATATAACTCGCAATATCTGCGTTCTTATTCTTCTTCTCTTTCAAGCGTAAAATTTCACGTTGTATATCAGTCAAGTCCGCAATAGACTCGTAGAACTCTAACGTTTCAATTAAATTCTCCAAGTTATTCTCAATTATATGGTCTATTTCTACTTGTTCAAGTCTCTCATCAAACTCTTCTCTATACAAATATAACTGATATACCGCTTCAAGTTCTCTAAAATCAAAAACTTGTTTATTGGGGTCGAGATTTTTCTTTTTCCATACCAACTCACTTATCATGCGTAGTTGTTCTTCGTTGAGTGCGCGCGGGTCAAAGTTTACATCAAAGATTAGCCTTCCTACTGCACCTTCCTTAATACCTAGCGGCAGCACTTGAATATCACAGTCAAACACGAAACTGTTGTTTTTCGGACTATATACTGATTGTGTAATGTTAAAAGTCGACCTATATGAATCTCTAATTGTAAACTGTTCTGTTCTCAATTCTCTAATCCTATGGCGCAACTTCAAATACCCATATTGATTAAGTTTTTGGCTTCGCGCGCGAATACGTTCAACTTCATCGGAATCAAATCGTTTAATAAGTTCGTCTCTTGGAGGTTTCTCACGTTTACCCGTCCTCTCCTCATAAAGGTTAATTTCCAACTCAATTTCGTCAATTAACTTCCAAAGGTCTTCGAAAGTTTTGCGTAAGTGTTCCGGTGCTTCTTTGCGGGCTTCTTCCCTACTAAAAACGTCGCGGCCTTTCTTCAGGACCACCGCATCGTTCAGTGCATAGAGTTGCGCATTGGATAGGGCCGGATTTTCCAAAACCGCATCGAGACTCTCTGCTTCGTTCGGCTTCGTCCATCTCGTCTCCAACCCCGTATCCTTTCCAATTGGCACTCCTTGCCCATCCTTACCCCATAACAAATAATCTGCAATTGTGGAGGCTTCACTTGGCGTCAAATCGGGAAATTGTACAATATAACTGCTAATAAAGTTCGCACGGTCTACTGCGGACTCTAGCTTCCAGTCTAACTTCAATCTATTTCCCATTTACATATCCTCCCCATATCATAAGTATACCACGGGTCCAACCTATAAGTCAAATTTTCAAATTTCCCATACAGCCAATCCGTGAAATTTGACAACTTTTAAAAAATAGGTTATAATTAAGAAAAGTAAAAGTTGAACCTATAAGGAGGACAGTTACATGACCCAAGAAGAAAAATATCTACTAGAAAACCTGAACTATTCATTTGCCGACGGATTCACGCGCGGGTACAACCGGGGATTTCTTGACGGTATGCATATGGTTTTAAATCTAGAAGACGACGAAAAGTTAAATAAAATATTAAGGAGTAAGGAAAATGACGCGTAGAGAAAGATTGGAAATGGTTATTAGAGGTGAGTTGAATGAAGAGTTGGTGGCTGATTGTAAGCGTGAGTTGGAAAAGTTGGACCATGAGCTTGCAAAGTTGCGTGAAACGGACCACCACAACGAGAATAGAGAGGTGGAAAACCAGATTATTGGGGTGTTGGAAAGTGCGGATAATCCGTTACAGGTAGGTGAGTTGGCCGATGCGATTGGTTGTACGTTTGCGCGGCAGCGTTTGACGGCGATTTGTACGAACCTTATACGAGAGGGACGGATTAGGAGTGTCGATGTGAAAACGAAAAACGGGAAGAGAAAAGGCTATTTGAAAATTTAATTTCGTGGAGATAGATTTCCAGGCGCTTTAGTCCGCTAAAGCGCGAAAGTGCCATTCACCCAAAGTCAACCGGCGGGTTGTGTGTATCTGTTCTGTTTTTCTTGTGAAAAATTTCACAAATTAATTGACGTTTTCTTAAAAACATTCTTTTAGCATTTTCTCTCGCCGAACATACGTTCGATTTTTTCAAAAATTCTCGAACGAATAAAAAGGAGGGTACCTCTTTTTTTCGTGGGGTCAATTTGAAAGAAATACCCCCACCCTTTGAATTTTCGCGCCGCCTCGTTAAAAAATTAACAGGCGCTCTTCTACATCAGGCGCGCCGTTTATCCGAGCCACCCCGCCGTTCATTGGGCGTTGTTTGTTAAAAAATTAACAAGTATATCCTCGGAAACCAGTAGCAGGTTTGTTAAAAAATTAACAAATCACCCTCTTCATCGTCCCGCCGTTTATTGAGGTCACTTTGTTAATTTTTTAACAAGTAAGTCCTCGGAAGTAAGGGACCCATTGTTAAAAATTTAACACAATTGTACTGATATAAAAACAAAAGAAAATTTAAAATAGTGCTTGACAAGTCCGGTCGATGGGTGTATCATATAGACAGAAACAAGGGAGAGATAAAGAAAGGAACAGAACAATGGAAAAGACAATCATCAGAAACACACTCATCAACTTCTATAACGAGACAAGCGCAACACATAACTACATCGTAGCATTCAACTACAAAGGCAACATCATCGCAGTAGTAACAACAAACATCGAACTCTTCAACACGGGTGTTAAACTCGACAAGGCAAGCAAAGGTCAGGGCTTCTCAATCAGATTCAAGCCTAACAATAAAGATAAGATGGCACTTATGAGCGGTAAATCCTTCGTACTCTGCTCAACAGAGATGTTCAACACACTCGTAACAGAGAGCAAATACAACAAAGGTGAGATAGTTGAGAAGTTAGTAACAGAGTACTTCGGACAGACTTGGACAAAGGACAACGTACCATACACAGTTGACGGAGACATCACAGTTGACGGAGTAAAATATCAGATAAAGTTTGAAAAAGCAACCTTCATAAATGAAGGTCAGATGATAAGAATGAGAGGTTAAAAACCTCTTATTTTTTTAGGGGATTTTTCCCCAAACATATGTTCGGAAGTTTGTTGTTAAATTATTAACGAGTATATATAGTAGGGAGATTGTTAATAAATTATTAACAAACTTAATACATAAAAAAACAAAATAAATTTTTAAAAAGGGTTGACAGACCGGATTTTTATTGCTATAATATAGACAGATAAAAGAAATAAAAAATAGAAAGGCAGAAAAAGAAAATGATGAATTATGAAACAGTAAAATACAATAAAGTAAATAAAACATGGGAGCCAATTAGACAGTATGAGACTTTCAGAGATGCACTCGAAGATATAACTTTTGAAAGAGTTATCGCAGTTTATCAAGATGACAAAATCTATACAAAGGAAAATGTACCTTTTAAATTAATGTATCAGTGGACAAAAGTACTGATGACAAAGAACTTAACAAAGAAATATATCACAAGAAAAAGAGATATATATTTTATCAAAGAAATTTAAAAAAAGTATTGACAAATACCTTTTTATATACTATAATATAGATAGATAAAGAAAGAGAGGTACACAGAAATGACTAAAATGGAAATGGTTAACAGAATGATAATACTCGGATGCATTAAAGAAGCAGACCGCAATCATTGGATGCAGAAGCGTAAATCAGAAGTAATGAAGATATATATCATCATTGTACCACGCAGACTTGAGTATCTTGGGAGGGCATAACAATGGCAAACAAGAAAAAGACACAGACAATAGGAACAATAAAGGGTATTGATGTTCTTCGTCAGACGCGCCCAATGCAAGACATACCTTTTCGCACAGGCGCATATACAGACAAGCGCAAGAAAAGAGAAAAAATAAATAAAAATAGACTTGACAAATGGTTATAAATGGTTTATAATATAGATAGATAAAAGAAAGGAGACAAAAACAATGACAGTAGCAGAGTTAAAAGGATTACTTAGCCTATATGAAGATGATACCGAGGTTAGAATCATAGATGGTGATTGGGACGTACGTATTGATGATGTTGACCTTCGTAATGGAATAGTTATCATTCAGAGTGTGGAAGGATATGAATAAGCCGAAAGGCTTATTTTTTTATCCTCTTCATCGAACATATGTTCATCAATCGCGGCCGGTCGCTTGTTAATAATTTAACAACAAAGTTAGTGGTCCGGACGCACCCGACGAACATATGTTCGGTATATTAATAAATGTTAAGTTAGTTGACTTATTAAAATAATCGTGTTATAATGTAATTACAAAAGAAAAGAAAGGAGAAAATAAAATGCTTTGGGTTATATTTGTACTTTGGGTTATATTCGCTATCACTTGTGTTATTCTCGTAGAGGTTTACGAACATGAGTTCTTTGGTTTTCTGTTCTTGCTGTCGCTTCCTCTTATGTTCTATGTGCCGTTTATGTTAATGTTGTTTTAAAATAAAAACTTGACTTTTTTAATAAAATATGATATAATAATTATAGAAATTAAGAAAGGAGAATTTTCAAAATGGCAGTATCAAGAAAAGTAGAAAGAGAAATTTTAAGGAATGAGTATCTCAATCAGATTGTTGAGGCTTTCCTCAACAGAGAAGAAGAAGTTTTAAGGGTTAAATCAAATGAGATTGCCATTCCCGTTGTTGGGTGTGAGGGCAATGAAGATTTTATTGTTATCACTGTAAAAGTTCCAACTGGAGCAAATAAAGGACTTGAACCTTATGACGGTTACGAAATGGCACAAGACTACGAAATGAAGTTAGCCGAGAAAGACCGCAAGAAAGCGGAAGCCGAAAAGAAGAAAGCGGAGAAAATCCGCAAGGATAAAGAAATTAGAGAGAAAAAGAAAATAATCTCGGAGAAAGGCGAATAGCCTTTCTTTTTTATGTTTCACATGAAACAAAGGCGAACATATGTTCACTGCGGCCGGTCCGCCGAGTTTGTTAATAAATTAACAACAAAGTAAATACAAAGAAAAACATAAATTGCACTTGACAAAGTCCCTCTTCATCAGATATAATAAAGAAAAATAGAAAGGAATTAAAAAAATGAAAAAGAAAGTAATCACTATTATTCTATTAGTTATCACCATAGTTATATCAATGAGTGCAACAGTAAACGCAAAGACAAGCGATTATCAGATTGTAAAGTCATATTGTAAAACACACTATCCAAACTGTAAAATTGTATTACTCAAGTCATACAATGCAAAGAAAATCGAACACCGCAAAGGAAAAAACATTGTATATGTTGAACTTTGTAAAAGTGTATCAAGTGGAAAGAAAAACCCTTGTAATGGTAGATATTGGGGTTATGTCAAAGGCGACGACTTTTATAGATGTTGGTATAATACAAAAGTAAAGAAAGGTAAAACAGTAAAACAGTATTTCATTTATAACCCATACACTAACTATTGTGATGATATAGTCGCAGTTGTTGATAATAAAAAAATTAGATAAATTTTAAAAAAGGGGTTGACACACTCCTTTTTTCATATTATAATATAGTCACAAGGTAAGGAAAGGAAAAACGAAAGGAGAAAATAAAATGAAGTACACAGTAATTGAACCAGCAGGATTTGAATTCACATTCACAAATGCACTCGAAGCGTTCGAAATGGTAGAATACATAAGAGGTTACATCGAAGCCGATGAAATCGTAAGAATAGAGGTCGAATAGACCTCTTTTTTATTGTCCCTCTTCATCGAACATACGTTCGCGGCCGACCGGTCCGGTCAATCACGGGCCGGACTGACCGCGAAAAAAATTAAAAAAGTTTTTAAAACCCCTTGACAATACCCATTAAAAAATGGTATAATGAAGTGGAGCCATTTTTCAGATTGTTAAAAATATATTTATTAACTTTTTCTAAAAAGGTATTGACTTTACTTTTTAGGTATAGTATCATTACATTGTCAAGAGAAGTTACCGCAAGTCGGTAGGGGAAAACTGAATAGAACAGAACGCCCATCAAGTCAAAAGGGTTCTATTCTCTCCTTCCATAAGGAAAGAGGTTTGGGAAGATAGGGGAAACCGAGCAGACAAAACGCCCATCAAATCAAAAGGGTCTGCTCAAAAAAAAATTAAAAAAGTTTAAAAAAAGTATTGACAGGGCAATAAATCAGTGCTATAATGTAGACATAGAAAAGAGAGATAAAAGAAAGGAATCAGAACAATGACAAAGACAATCGCAACAATGCCAATCAATTACACATACGATGCAAACCACGCTCGTAGCCACTACCTCATCGAGGGACAGACCGCACACAAGAACGGCGGAGAATTTGCAGAAATCGTCTGCAAGGCAATCAGAGGTTTTGAAGCCGTAAAGGACGCTAACACAAAATTCGACAAGGGTTCAGACATCGAGGAAACAAGAACATCAATCAAGTCGAACGGATGCGGACTTACAGATGAAAAACTTGCAGATAATAAAGAAGACTTCCTCAAAGAATACTTCCGCAGAACACACTCAACCAATGTGGACTATGTGGTTATCATAGATGATGAAGTTTCAATCTATAATATGGATATGAACGAATTCAGAGAGTTCACAACAAACTTTGCAAAGTGGGATAAACACTCTACAAAGGTAAGAATTAACACCACAATCAAAATGCTTAAATGGTTTGAAGAAAAGGTCGCATAGACCTTTTTTCTTTCGTTAGAGGGCAAAATACGGCCTTGTAGGACGTATTCTGCACGGGCGCGATGGCCCGGGCCGAACCGGCGTAAAGGCGAACATATGTGCGAATAAAAAAATTAAAAAAGTTTTTAAAAAGTGTTGACAAGACCGGCCGCCCATGTTATAATATAGACACAAGGTAAGGAGAGACAGAAAAGAGAACCGAGATGATGTATGAAATCTACGAAGAGGAATACGAGGCATACCTCGAGGCGATGGCCGCCCTCCACGAGGAAGAGGAATAATCCTCTTCCTCGGAAGAAAAATAAAAAATTTAAAAAAGGTATTGACAGGACGCCAAATCCGTGCTATAATATAGATACAGTAAAGGAAAGGAGACAATCGAATATGCTTTACGAATACACCATCAGAGGGTGTGTTTGCTACCTCTCCGAAGAGACCATTGAGGCTTTCGAAGAGGAACAGAGAGCAATCGAAGACGAGCGCAACGTTTGGGAAGCGATGCACAAGGCTTATCAGAGAGCGACCGAGAGTAATGACCCAATGGATTGGTCAATCTACTCCGACCTCTTCAAAGATTGCTACGGAGTTCGCCCTCGCTACTGAATCAGATTCGGAGCCTATCGGTGCTTGGCAACAGAAACCGATTAAAAAATTTTTTAAAAAGGTCTTGACAAAGTAAGAAAATTCGGTTATAATATAGATACAGTAAGGGAACGCAATAAGTCCTCAGGCAAGGCAGTAAGACGGGATAATGGAGCCTTACACCAATTAACCCCAAAGTAATAGAAAGGAGCAAATCAATGCTGATGTGTGAACTCGATGTAATGGAATACGCCGTAACCATGGAAGAGGCGTGCCTCGATGAGGCGCTCGAAGAACTCGGAGATGAGTTCTTCGATTACGAACCCGATTACGATGAATGCGGGTTCAACCCATATATGGGTTGTTACGACTTCGACTGTTAGTCGAAGTCGCGGCCCGGGCCGATTGTACGGATTTAAATACAAGATTTTTTATAAAAAAGTATTGACAATATAACCAATCTGTGCTAATATATAATCACAGAAGGGAAGGAAACCCACCAAACCCGCGGGGTAATCAGGTCACTCTCCGCAGAGTCGCAAAGCCAAAGACGGTGTGACACACAAGTGTCTGTAAGACGACCACCCGCGTTATAAGTAAGTAGACCAAAGATGTTGAGGACGGCACAGTGGACAAAGGGTTGCCCACCGCCTCGAATGGACGGAGCAGAGCCGAAGAAAAGACCGCAAGGTCTTTTTTCTTTCGCGCCCTCTTCATCGAACATATGTTCGGTTGGCCCGGGCGGTTGACCGGGCGCACTTTGTGAAAAAATTAACACGATTGTTTCTGTATAAAAACATAAAAGGGGATTGACTTCCCATTATAGGTGTGTTATCATATAGATGTCAGAGGGAAAGGAAGAAACAGAAACAACGCGTGGACACGGAAACACCTTTCCCTTGACCTCGCGAGTATAAGCGAGAAAACATAAAAAAACATAAAAAAGGTATTGACAGATTAGAAAAAATCTGATACAATATAGATACAGTAAAGAGTTAAAGAAAAGAGGCGATACTTCAAACGCAGAAAGGAAATTAAAATGACACAGAGAGAATTCTTCACAGCAGTTATTAACAATCAGATGGACGGTACTGAAATTTCCGATGAGATGGTAGCATTTGCAAAAGATGCAATCGCTAAACTCGATGCACGCAATGCAAAGAGAGCGTCCACACCTTCCAAGACACAGAAGGAGAACGCACCACTCATCGAGAAGATTGCTTCGCTTCTCACTTCTGAGCCAAAACTCGCAAGCACTCTTGCCACAGAAATGGGTATCACCACACAGAAGGCAAGTGCACTTGTCAAGAAGGTTGAAGGTGTAAGTGTGTGTGATGTCAAGGTAAAGGGCAAAGGCACACAGAAGGGATATTACTTCGCCTAAGCGAAAGGGGTTAGCATACGCTAACCCTTTTTTATTTGAGAACATATCGAACATACGTTCGCGGCCGCCCGGGCAGATTGTTAATAAATTAACAACAAAGTCCGGCCGATTGTGAAAAAATTCACAACTAAAAAACAAAGAAAAACATTAAAAAAGTATTGACTTCCTAAAACAAATGAGTATAATTAAGGTAGATAAAGAAAGGAGAATAAAACAATGACAATTTACTTCGATATGGACGGGACAATTGCAAATCTCTACGGAGTCGAAAATTGGCTTGACTATCTCATCGCAAAAGACGAAACTCCATACAGAGAAGCAAAGCCACTTATCAGAATGGCAACGCTTGCAAGGCTTCTGAACTCAATTCAGAAAAACGGACACAAAATTGGTATCGTTTCGTGGCTTGCGAAAAACTCAACAGAAGAATATGACATAAGAGTCACTAATGCCAAAATCGAATGGCTTAACTCTCACTTAAAAAGTGTTCAGTTCGATGAAATAAAAATCGGAAAGTATGGCACACCAAAATCGACAATGGTTGACGATAGAAATGGAATACTTTTCGACGATGAAGAACCAAACAGAAAAGAGTGGAAAGGCGAAGCGTTCGACGTTGACAACATCATCGAAATTCTCAAAGCAATTAAATAGAAAGGGGTTAACAATGGAATACTACGGAATTTATGCGAATAAAAAGAAAAATTATCTTCTTGATGTAGCCGAAAGTTATGATGAAGGGTTAAGCCTTTTTCTTGATTGGTGGTTTGACGGATATGATGATTGTATCTTGACAAAAATATCACAAGAAGAATATGAAAAATACACAGAAGAATGTTGTTAACATTCTTCTTTTTATTGTCAACCCGCGGTCGATCGAACACTTGTTTGAATGGCCCGGGCCGCCGATTGTTAAAAAAATAACTTATGAAAAAAGTATTGACATTTAAGAAAAAATCATTATACTTATAAGTGTCAAGGGGACATTGTGGTGGTAGGAGGACGGTCTTGAAAAAATTTTTTCAAGAAAATAGCAAATACCCCTTGACAATATCAGAGAAATCTGATACAATATAATTGTCCCAAGGGAAAGGGAAATTTCCCCAAGAGATTTCTTCCTCTGTCAATGAGACAGAGGAAGAGAAAATCTCAAAAAACATAAAAAGGTATTGACACAAACTAAAAAATGTGCTACAATATAATTGTCAAGAGGAACGGAGAGCGAGCACTTACCACCTTGCCCAAACCACTGACGAGTGGGGTCTGAAATAAAAAAATAAAAAAAGTTCAGAAAACCCCTTGACAAACTCTAAAAAATCTGCTATAATAAAATCACAAAGTAAAGAGAGTGAGAGTCGAACTCCTAAAAACGAAGAAAGGATTTAAAAATGACACAGAGAGATTTCTACACAGCAGTTATCAACGCTAACCTCAATGAGGAAATGTCCACATTTGCAACAGAAGCAATTGCTAAACTCGATGCAAGAAACGCAAAGAGGGCTTCCACAAAGTCAAAGACACAGATTGCCAACGAGCCAATTATCGAAGCAATCTCAAAGGTTCTCACAGATGAGCCAATGCTCGCAAGCAAGATTGCGGAACTGTGCGAGATTTCTACACAGAAAGCAAGCGCACTTGTGAAGAAAGTCGATGGCGTTCAGTCAGTCGATGTAAAGGTTAAGGGAAAGGGAACACAGAAAGGTTACTTTCTCGCCTAACCATTAAGGGTATAGTGGGCGCCCTTTCAAAGTCCCACCCCACTTTTATGATAATCACCTCCTTTCTTTTATAAATCTTGTCGGAGAAAGTCGAACCAACGTTCGACTTTTTTCGTTCATATAAATCGAACATATGTTCGCGCGGGCCGGTCAATGGCCCGGGCGCATTGTACAGATTTTAATACATAAAAAAGTGTTGACAAATTTTTAAATTATTGTTATAATTAGGTATCAAAAGAAAGGAGATTTAAAAATGTATGTATTAATTGCTTATGACGAAGATTGGTACACTTTTGAAAGTTTTATGGGTGTTTTCTCATCAAGAGAAAAGGCGCAAGAAATTGCCGATAATGATTATGATATATATGGTGATGAAAAGGTTTACAATCACGCAGAATATCAGATATATGAAATAACTATTGATGAACCTTTTTCAGAAACTTTCAGTTTTGAAGAAGAGTCTGAACTTGACACATAATTAATATGTGTCGACTTGCCCGGGCCGCATTGTTAAAAAATTCACAACTAAAAAACATAAAAAAACATAATTTAGGGGTTGACTTCCTATAATCCATTTGCTATAATTACATTGTAAATAAAGAAAGGAAATAAAACAAATGGAAAAAATACTCATTATAGATACTGAAACTACGAACAGTTTAGATGACGCACTCGTCTATGATTGCGGTTTCATCGTTGCTGACTACAACGGAAATATCTATTCCAAACACTCGTTCGTAAATGCAGATGTGTTCTGCGATAAAGAACTTATGGCTTCGGCATACTTCGCAGAGAAAATCCCAACATATTGGAAAGAGATTAAAAGCGGTTCGAGAACTCTAACCTCTTTCAATAATATCAAGTGGACTCTTCGCCACATAATGAAAGAAAATAATATAACAAAGGTTTATGCGTACAATTGTCGTTTTGATTATCTCGCACTCGCAACAACGCAGAGATATTTGACAAAATCAAGACAGAGATACTTCTTCCCTTATGGTTGCGAATTTCACGATATTCTCGCACTTTCTCGCCATTGTTTCAAGTCAATAAAGGCATATAGAGATTTTTGCAAAGAGAACGCATATCTCACCGCAAACAATGCAAATAGATATACTGCGGAAATCGTAGCAAGGTATCTGTTTGACAATAATTTCACAGAAGAACACACTGCACTCGCAGATTGTGAGATTGAATATAAAATTTTGCTTGAATGTGAGAAGTTAGATGGATTTAACTTTGAAACTAAAATGTGGTAGAAAGGGGTTAACAATGGTTAGACATATTGAACTTACAATTGACTTTGATTTAACTTGTTGGGCAGAAAGTATGGAAGACTTCGAAAATGATGATATGGAAATGATTAACGAGTGCGTAGCAGACTATATCATACACGATTCAACAGATTTACTTGACCACTTAACAATAAAAAAGATATGGTATGAAGACGAGGACGAATAGTCCTCTTTTTCTTTACACGAAAACGAACAAACGTTCGCACACTCGCGCCCGGTCCATGCGAAAACGTTTTCGGAAACAGTGTCGCCAACTATTCCGAAAATTAGCTTTTAAGGAATAGTTGAAACGGCGCCCCAAGATATAGGGTCTAGAATTAAAATGAACCACTATATATTGTGCCCGCGCAAGAGTTCAACTATTCCTAAAATTAGTTATCTCGGCATAGTTGCCGATTAGCGAAAACGTTTTCGTAGTTTCGACCGGCCGCCGATTGTATACAAGTATACACATATACAAGTATACCCTACCGATTGTATACAAGTATCCAATTGAGTTAGTCAAGACAAACTTTCTCTAATCTTGTACTTTTTAAAGAACTTGAAAATCTTCAAAATATCAGTATAATTATAGTGTAAGGTAAAGGTTGTCAGTAGAAAGGTTAGGTTTACCAATGGCAGTATCTCGTAAAGTAGAAAGAGAATTTATCCGCAAGTCGTTCCTTGAAAAGGTTTCGCAGTATCTCGCAGATTGTGGCGAAGAAGTTTTACTCGTCAAGTCGAATGAAATCGCAATTCCCGTAGTTGGTTGCGAAGGCAACGAAGATTTTCTCGTTGTGACTTTCAAAGTGCCAACTGGTGCGAATAAGGGAACAGAACCATACGATGGTTATGCTCTCGCAGAGGACTACGTTCACAATCTCGCAGAGAAAGAGCGCAAAGCCGAAGAGCGCAAAGCCGAAAAGGCGCGCAAAATTGCACGCGATGCGGAAATCCGCAAGCGCAAAGCCGAGATTCACGATAAGTAAATTATCGTGAACTCGTCGAAGAGTGGTCGGTTGACCACTCTTTTTTTATTGTCAAGTAGGTGGCGATAATAATGTTATCGTCAAGTGCACCCGGGCCGAATCCGCCCGGGCCGTTGTCAAATTTTTAACAATGTCAAATTAGTCTTGACTAACCGCACTGTTCTGTGGTATCCTATATGGGGGAGCCAAATTTCCGAACATACGTTCGGATTGTTAATAATTTATTAACAGTTAGAGGTGTCTAACTTTGTTAGGGGCGGCTAACCGGCCGAACAAATGTTCGTGTTCCGCGTCCACGCGCCGCGGTAAATGACCGTGGAGGAGCTGCATTAGGCAGCTGCGAAGGAGCTGCGGATTTCGTCCGTCCGGGAGCTGCGGCAGGCGGCGACGCAATTTGACAAAATTTGTCAAATTTCCAGGGAGCTGCGACGTGGGAGCTGCGCCGCCGTTTCCTGCGGGGCCCCGCCTAGGAATTTGACTTTTAAAATCAAATTTGCAGCTGCGAACATTTGTTCGAAATTTGACTTTTTTTGTCAAATTTTCAGCGCGCATTCAACGAGCTGCGCCCGCATCTTCGGTTGCGTTCCCACAATTCAAAATTTGAAAAAGCTTTAAATTTCCATTATAATATATATAGAAAGTGAGAGAGAAATTAAAAGCCAGTCCGCTGTGATTGACCGCTCAAGACCTCCGCTTTCCGCAAGGATTCAGAGATAAATAATTTGAAAAGTTCTGAAAATCTTGCTATAATATATATAGAAAGTGAGAGAGAAAAGTAACTTCTCCACCACTATAAAACAACTTACAATGTAACTGGGTCGCAACCTCATAGCGAGAAAGAGAGAAACACAATGACTAAGGTTGAAGCTTACAAGGCAGTTATTTCTGGCGAAATCACAGAGGACGTTATCGCAAAGTTCGAAGAAATGCTCGTTGCTCACGAGAATGAGTCCGAGAAGAGACGCAACAAGGCGGCTGAGAAGAGAGCCGAGAAGCTCGAAGCTGAAAAGGTTCTCGAGGACGGAGTGCTCGCAGTGCTTGGTTCGGAGCCGATGACTGCTTCCGACATCAAGGATGCGGTTGAGGGTATCAACACGCCGCAGAAAGCGACCGTAATCGCGAAGAGACTCGTTGGAGCTGGTCTCGTTGCCCAGACAGAGGTCAAGGGTAAGAACGGAAAGGTTAAGGGCTACACTCTGGTGTAGTTCGAGCCTAATCGACAAAATAAAAGAGGGGTTTATCCCCTCTTTTAAATTGGAATTAAAACATTTGAGTAGAAAATTGTGAAATTTGACAAAAAATTGCAAGTTTTCACACTATTTTTTTGTTTTTTGAACACAAAATTTGACTTTTTGATGGTGGGTGTGGCAGCAAAAACAATACCGTTT